GGTAGGGGTCGATCCAGTGGGGCCAGATGATGATGGGGTGGAGTCCGAGGCCGATGGCTGCTCGGTCGGCTGTGTTGTCGGTGAGTCCACGTTCGAACGATCTGTGGAGGGTTCGGGCGGGGATTCCGGTGAGGTAGGCGAGTTCCACAAATTCGGTGGTTCCTGCCGCTTGGAATAGTGGCTGGATGGGCCAGTAGAGGGAAGGGCCTTGCCGTTCGTCTTCTCTGCCTTTGCTTCTCAGGAACCATTCCCGGTTGGCTTTTTTGCACAGATCACAACGACAGCCGTGATATTTGTAGCCGGTGGTAGTTCCGTGTTTCATCGGTTGTTGATCGTCCACCAGGTGAGGAGTGCTTGGCAGGTTTCACAGTCGGGGCCGTGGTGGTGGCGGTGCAGTTTCATCAGCTGCGCCTCGAGGAGATTGCCGGCGTTGCGGATGAGTTCGATGTCAGTGTGGGAGATGATGTCGGGGTTGTGTTGCATTAGATCCATCCAAACTTTCGTGAGCAGCCCGGCCAGGCGTTCCAGCCGGAAGAGGCCAAGACTTTCTCGGCCACTGCGATCTGTTCTTCCCTCGAGGCTTCCCATGGATGGGCGGCGTAGTCGTCGCCACCAAAGGAACGCCAGGTTGAGTATGAGCGTTGGTGCATGAACTGGAGGCCGCCTCCGAAACCGTTTCCGGTGTTCGCTGCCCAGTTGCCTCCGGTTTCACAGTTGGCAAGCTGATCCCAGCGGTCACCTGTGGGGGATGGTGCCGCTGGGTCAGCCTGGGGGGCCGCCGCCGATCTAGGTGGAGTGGTGGTGGTTGTGACTGTGATGAGGTAGGCGTCGAGGTCGGCTAGCGCGCGCGCTGCGTTGTCGGTGAAGTCGTAGCCGATGGCTTCGACGGGTTGCGACTGTGGTGGTGTCTGTTCGATTTCGGCGACTGCTGGGGTGGAGCAGCGGGCGAAGATGACAGCTGCTGCTAGGAGGAGTGCTATTGCTAGGCAGCCGGCGATTGTTTCTTTCCAGTGGTTTTCGGTTTCATCCATTGCGGGTTTCCTCGAGTCTTTCGTGTGCAGCTGCGACAAAGCACGGCCAGCACTGGTTGTGGGGTCGAGTATTCGTTGGCGCATTTTGGGCAGCGCCAGTCCCGATGTTTGTTTGCCGAGGTCACGTCAGGGTTCGAGAGCGGTCGTAGATGGGGAAGGGGACGTTGTCTGGGTCACGTCTTGTCCAGGAGGCGAGTTTCTGGGCGATCTGGAAGGCGTCGGCGTGATTGTTTGATGTCGCCAGGGTGATCCGTTCCGCTCCTTGTGACGCTTCGACGAGGAAGAGGTTTCGGTGGTGGTCGGTGCGGATGAGGATGTGTGCTTTGTCCATGTCTGGTCTTTCGGGTTGGTGAAGCAGCCCCACCACAGTTCGGGTTGTGGTGGGGCTGCTTAGGTCAGGCGCTCGGTTTGGTGTCTGCCAGATAGGCGTCGATTGCCCTACGGATGAAGGTGGATCGGTTCACTCCAAGACGTTTGGCTGTCTCGTCGATTTGGTCGATGAGGTCCTGGTCGAGTTGTGCGCCAATCAGTCGCTTTCCCATGTCACATCAGGTCGTCGGCGCTGATTGAGGCCGGCTTGGGTGGCTGGTATTGGGCGACATACTTTTTGGCCGGGTTGAGTCCGGCTTTCGTCGGTGGCTCGTCTTCCTGGTACTTGACGGCCAGGATTCCACCGGCCTCGAGGTTGCAATCTGCTTTTGTGAGGGCGTCTTTGATTGCCCCAAGCATGAATCCTTTGGCGAAGATTCGTGTTTCCTCTTGGGTGTCCTGGTCGATGCCGGTGAAGACGAACTGCATTTTGGGTTTGCCGTCTGCCCAGGTGATGGGTTCTCCGGTGATGAAGTCGGTTTGTTGCCGTTCTTCGAGTCCGGTGATTTTGATTTTGACCATGTCGCCGATGTTCGGGAACTTGGCAATGTTGCCGCCACCTTTTCGGGTGAGGGCCTCTGCTGCTGTGTTGTCAAATGTCACTGTTGGGTTTCCTTGTCTGTCGGGGAGCCACCTTTGATGGCTGTGACGATGTCACCTTCCAACCGGCAACCGTTCTCATCCCACATTGGGACGAGGTCGAGGTTGTTGATGGCGGTGACGATTCCGAGAGCCGCTTTGGCCTCGGCCTTTCGGAGAGTGCCAAAGGCGTCTCCGAGAGAATGGTGGGGGATCTTTTGGTCGGTCGCATTGTCTAGCACCGTCCAAGTCAGCTCGTCATCGCGATGGACAGCGAGGTCGATGATGGCTTGGCAGATCAGGTAGCGGCGTTCCGCTGGGATCCCTTGTGGCGGTGAGAGTGCGAGGGTTCGGCCGCAAGCTTTGGCGTCCTCAAGAATGTTTTTCACCCAAAGGAGAGAAGCTTCTGGGAGTTCCATTGCCCGTTCGTTGAGTCGGTTGATGATGTCGGTGTGGATCAGGGTGTCGGTGCCGTCATTCACTGCCCTTCGCCTGGTTGATTTCTTGGGTGGCACTGGTGGCGGGTTGAGGTCGGGGAGTGAGGCGAAGGGGAGGCCGAGTTCTTTTTCAAGTACGTCGAGTACGCGTGAGATTCCGTCTCCCTGGTCCAAGGTGATCGGATCACCTGATTTCAGGGTTGGATGGTCTTCGGGCCATGCGTTGGCGAGTGCTTGGGCGTGGCCGTCGACGATGATTCGGGAGATTCGGTCGAGTGTGGCGATTCGCCATGGATCGTCGACGTGTTGCACTTGTCCCGGCCGCTGGCGTCCGTAGAGGGCCGCTGTGGCTTGTTGTGGGGTGAATGGGTGGATGGGTGTGTATTTGCGGAGCCGGCGTACCTCGAGGGCTGTGTGGAGCGCTTCTGTCCCGGCTTCGAGATCCAGCCAGTGGAGTTCGGCGAGGCCGGAGCCTGGTTGACAGTGAATGATGATTCCGGCCGATTTGGAGACGTTCGGCATGGGTTCACGGATGTCTTGCGAGCCGTCTTTGGCTGGGCCTTGGGTGTAAAGGTTGGAGGCGTTGGCGTAGATGGAGAGCTGGATGGCAAAGCCAAGTCCGCCATATTTGACTGAGGAGCCGGTTTTGAGGTCGGCGATGAAAGTTTCTTCGCCATCGGTGAGGGCAAGGTCGAAGGTTCCAGCCACTTCGATTTCATCGTTGACCACGATCCGTTCGGTCATGCCGTCGACGAAAGACAGGCCAGCATCGGAGAGGGCGGAGAGGATGGCTTCGATGTCGGCCTGGTATGGATCGGGGGCGATGAATGTGGGGTCTTTGAGGCGACGTTCGAGGAGGCCGTGGACAGCCGTTCCAAGGTCCCGTCGGACTGTTGCTCCGCCTGCTTCGGACGCGCGCTTTACCAAACTGTCCAAAGTTTTTTTATCGTCTTGTGGTGTGGTGGCGACAAGGGCGACGAGGTCGGGTCGAAGGCCGAGGCCGATGGCGGTCATTCGCGAGTTCCATGCCATAAGACTCGAGGAGTCGTCGAGAACTTTGGCGATGGTGGTCGCCCTGGTGTAGCCGACAAGTTTCCCGCCTCGAGGGGGTAGGACTTGATAGCGGCCCCAGCGGTCTCGTCGAGTTTCTTGGGTGGGCTGGTTGAGGCTGTTGGTTGCTTCAGGGTCTAGCGTTGTCATTTGGTTTCTCCTGGTCGGGTTGGAGGTTGTGATGTGGCCGTTGGTGTTGTCGGTGTTTGAGCTGCTGGGTGTGTTTGGTATGTGGCAGGCCGGTCGGGGCCGGTGGTGGGGTTGGTTGGTGGTGATGTTGCATTCCTGGCCGTGGGCCATCTACGCCATCGTCTCGGACCAGCCAGGCTTCCTGTTCATGTTTGCGATGTGGCAGTTAGTGAATGGTTGGAACTGCTGGTCATGGTTTCATCGTCCCCGGAGCCTGTGACAGTCGCGCGCATTGCCCGAGACTTTTTGGTCCGTTCATTGCTGAGCCGGCGTTCCTCGACAATGCGGAACATGATTTGATCGTGGAGCTGCTGGACTGCCTCGGCTGTTGACCTTCTGATCTTGGTTTTGGAGATTTGCAAAGCGCGCGCGTTGTGGTTGATGTGGCGGGCGATTTGTGCGCGAGTGCAGCCGTGTTTGAGTAGGTCGTTTATAAGGCGCCAGGTTGGTTTAGCGTCGATGAGAGTTCCGCCAGCTGCTCTGTGTCGGCCGACAGCCAAGATCCGGTCGGCTGTTTTGGGTCGGATCTTGAGAAGCTGCCCGGATCCGATCTTTTGAATCGTGGAGAGGGCGACTCCGGAGGTGGCGTGGATTTGTCGTCTGCCGACTCCTACTTTGCGGAGCCATTGGATGTGTTCTCGAGTTTCGGTGGCGTCAATAAAGATCACTGGTGGGCTTTCGATGCCGTAGGCGATTCGACGTTCTGTTCTGTCTCGTTCTCGGGCGTAGAGGCGGTTTGCGATGGTGCAGGGTTGGCAGCGGCATTTTTCGACAACATATTTGGCTCGGGTGCCGTGTTCCCTGGTCATCGTTTGTTCCATTCGGCTCGGAATCGGGCGTTTGAGAGGCGGCAGTCGGAGCAGCGGCAGCCGACCGCATAGCGGCGTCGTGTGCCGTGTGGGGCGTTGGGGAGTTTGATTCCCTGTTCGAGCCGATAGGCGCGTCGGTCTTTTTCGGTCATGCCAGCCCAAATTCCGTATCGCTCGGGGTTGTAGATGACGTACTCGCGACAGTTGTCGATGACTGGGCAGGTTTTACAAATGGCTTTCGCCCGGTTCATTTTGGATGTGTCGCCACGGTTCACAAAGAACAGGTCGGTTCGGCCTTTGCACGCTGCCCGGTCTGTCCAAATGTCGAGGAGGTCGGGGTGTTGCTCGGGATCGTTCACTCGTAGAAGCCGTACTGTTTCAGTGTGGCGTTTTCGGCTTTGAGGTTTGCGACGACTGCTTCGAGGCGTCGTATCTCTTCGAGCTGTGCGGCGATGATGTCGGCGGCGTCGAGGACCAGTTCAAGGTCGACGTCGTCGGTTTCGACGAGTGCTGTGAGTTGCTGACAGAAAATGGTGACGTTTGTTTCGGTCATCGTTTGTTCCCTTCGATGAGTGTGATGAGGGTGTCGAGGGTGCAGGTGACGTACCAGGAGGCGGGGTTGCCTTTGCCTCGTCGTTTGTGGATGACGATTCCGGTTTCTCGGCCAGCGTTTTTTGCTTGGATGGCGACGTCGTCGACCCAGCCGGAGAGGTCGAGGCGTGCATGGTTTTTGACTTGAATGGCCGGCCAGTTTTTGTCGGGGACCCAAATGTCGCCTCGGTCCAAAGTTGCGCCGGCTGGTACTCGTTCAGCTTCGACACCTCTGACGTTCAGATAGTCACAGGAGGCACGTTCGGCGGCTGACCCTTTGGCCTTGTTTGGGTTGCTCACAAAACGCCTTCGGAGATAACCCAAACCCATCCCATGACCAGGGCGACGATGACAAGGATTCCGATGAAGGCCAGCCAATCGGTCACCATTGCCGGTTCCTAACTGGCCAGGCGAAGATCCCGACAGCCACGATGGCGAGGAGGACTGTGAGTCCGAGGACAGGGCCAAGGGCGTCGTGTTGCGCTGTGTTCTCGACGAGGACTGGCAGCAAGGCGAAGGCGGTGAGTCCGGTGAGGAATTGCGCTGTTTGTTTCATGCTGACCTTTTCGGGGTGTGGGTTGTCGGGTGGTTGGTGGTGCGATGGCAGGTTTTCCGATGCTCCAAATAGGAATCGGTGCCGTGTTCGGTTCGGTCGAAAGATTGTTTGCACAGTAGGCAGCGTATGACGTTTGGTTCGGTCACAGGTCGACCTCGAGGTCTTGTCCGACGAGGACGATGACTGGGATGTCGGAGAGGCTAGGGGCCGGCGGTTTTGGTTTGTTGGACTGCCGGATCTGATGGGCGAAGAGGAGAGCTGCTGGGATTAGGCAGATTGCAGTCCACATCAGAGGGCCTTCGCGATCTCGGCTTCGAGTCCTTCGATGGAGAGTTCGTTGACGTCGGTGTTTTGGATGTAGAGGCGGACGTTGACGATGGCGTGCCAGAAGTTGTCGTCGTTGGCGAAGTCTTGGGGGTGGAGCAGGTCGACGACTGTTTCGGCGAGGATTTCGGCTTGGACGAGTGCTGTGATGTAGAGGTCTTCGATGTGGTCGGCTGGTTCGTATTCGTCGTGGATGTGTTCGACGTTGCCGATGATGGTGGCGTATTCGTCTGTCTTTTCCTCGGCTTGGATGAGTTGGTGGAGGAGGGTGTCGAGTTCTTTGATTGCGGCCATGTCGGGGTTCCTTGTCTGTTGGCTTTTCTTGTGTGTGGGGCGGCTGCTCCACATGAGAAGTTTTAAAGGATCGTTTAAAGGATGTCAAGGATCTTTTTTGGGAATGCAGAAACCCCAGCTGCGGGGCCTGGGGGAAGGCTGGCAGCTGGGGTTTCCGGCATCCGATTCGGTTGTGGTTCTCAGAGTGCGTGGCGGTTCGCCTCGAGGTTCCATTCGACACCCAGGGGAGGGAGGTGTCGTCGTCGAATCGGGGATCTATTGGACCTGCGTGACTGTGAGGATGGCGGATGGGACAGCCGGTCGGACAGGGCCGGTTCGGGTCACTTCAGATTTGAGCCTCATGCTCGCATCATGGCTTGACCAGACCAGTTCGAAATACTGGCCGGCTGTGAATGTATAAACAAAGTTCCAAGCGGCGACGAGGCGACGAGCCGACTGCTCCACAGTGATATCCGTGGCAGTTCTTGGCACGTCATTACCGTTGACTCGTAGCCAAATCGTCGCGTCATCTTGGCCGCCATCAGTTTTGTCGACCTGTAGGGAGAACTGAATGTTGTAGGTGCCGGCGTTTGTGATGACGATTCGACTGGTTGGTGTTCCGATTGCGACACCATCGGATTCTTCTGTGGTGTCGAAGGTGACGGCTTTGGCGGTGTCGGCGGTGAGGGTTTGGGTGGTGGAGTCGCTGAAGGAGCCGTAGTAGCCGGTCCATGAAGGGCCGGCAGGGCCGGAAATGCCAGCAATGACAACCTCGGGGACAGTCTGTGTCACTTGGACAGTGTCGGTGGTTTGAGTCAGGGAGACGTTTGTGAGTTTCAGCGTGACTTGCTGGCTCATGCCCGGGTGACATCCTGCGAAATGGTCACGGATCCACTGAGGAGCGTGGTGACGGTTGTGCCATTTGTTTCTTGGAGATCCCAGACAGCAATGCCGGCGGTGAGAGCTGCCGTCGTCGAGGCCGAGAGTGTGGCGGTGAGCGTGCCGGCTGCTCCGGACACAATCGAACAGGAGAATGTGGCGAGTGCTGTGGCAGCGTCGGTGGTGGTGCGGATCTGGGCGGCGTAGGTGCGGCCTGTGATGTTCACAGCAGCGCCGGTCGAATCTTTAATGGCGACAGAGATGGTTTCGGTGTCGCCGATTCGAATGTTGATGGGAAGGTTTGCCGGTGCCATATCAGGGAAACGTCTTGAAGGTAGGGACCATGGATGGCGAGTCGATCGGGCCAACCTTGTCCGACGCGATAGACGTCAGAACAGACAGACCAGCGGCGATGGCAGCGGTGGCGGCCAGTTGCACCCAGTCGAGGGTCAGCCAATCCATTTGGGAGGCGCCTGCCAGGGCGACGAGTGTTTGGGCGAAGGTTTTGATGGCACGTTCCACGAGCTGCAAAACGAAGGATTTGGTGAACATTACGGTTTCCAATCTGGGCTGGGGTAGTCCTGCTCGTCGGGGAATTCGTGTTCTTCCGGATCGTATTGCTCCGGTTCCTCTTCGGGGCGGGTGAGGGGGATGACGTCGGGTTCGATTGTGATGGTCATTCTTCCTCCTCCTCTATCCATTCTTCCTCATCCTCGTCGACGTCGAAAGAGACAGAGACGGGGGCAGGGTTCAGGAGTGATCCATAGAGGCAGTCCAGATAGCCGGCGGCGTCGGTGATGGAGTCTTTGAGCTGTTCGGCGTTGAAGCCTTCTTCGAGTCCACGCGCAATCCTTCCGAGCTTCATACAGATCATGAAGAGAATGCCGGCGTTGACGTCGATGACATCGTCACCCCAAAGCGAGTTGAAGAGGTTGGTGACGCGTTGGTAATCCTCCCAGGGCGGTCCGTAGGCTCGGCCACGGTCCCCATGGACTAGGGCGAAGCCGTCGAGGAGGATTGAGGGCCAGGCGGCGTCGAAGTATTCGTCGACTTCGGGTTCTTCCATGTCGGGTCCTTATGCGGAGTGGATGTGTAGGTCGCCCCAGCCTCGAGGTCCGTAGCCGGTCCCGATGCCGAGGGTGAGAAGTCCAGCGGGTGAGTTTTGGCCGCTCATGTCAGTCCACCATGAAGAGCCACCATCCATCGCGGGTGCCTGCATGAACGTTCGGCCAGAAGTCTCTGAACAGATGAAGTGGTGATAGTGGCCGGTGATGAGGATGTCGGCGTCTGCGATTGGCTGACGTCCCATGACTTGGCCTTTCCACCAGTTTTCGAGTTTGGCGGCTGGATGGCCGGAGGCGCCGGCTTTGTGGCCGTGGGCGAAGGCGACTGGGATTCCGGCGATGTTGAGGACGAGGTTGTTTCCTGAGGCGAGGACGGTGGTGCAGCTGCCGTAGCGTTCCTCGTTCGCCTGGAGGATTTCGGCGACCTGCTCCACCACGGCGAGGTCGTCGTTGTCGGTGGTGCGGGTGAAAGATTTTCCGTTCAATCGGTTTTCGCCATGGTTGCCAGGAACAGCCGCTAGGACGATTCGTGGGGTGAGGCCGAGGACGTTGTCGACGGCTCGGAGGATGAGTCGGCGGGCGAGGCGCATTTGTTCACGCCTGTCCAGGTCGACGTTGAAGGTTTGTCCGGGATAGTGGCCGGTGCATTGCTCCACTAGATCGCCGAGGCCGACGAGGTAGACAGTGTCGACGGGTCGGCCTGCTTTTTTGAGTTCTTTGATGCGGGCTGGCAGATAGTCGAGGGTGCGGCAGATTCTTTCCACGGTTTCGGGGGTGCCGCCATTTAGCTCCCCAGCCTTTCCGAGCTGCCAGTCGGCTATGAGGACTACCAACGCCCGGTCGGGCCTCTCAGGGCCTTTCAGGGGCTTCACAGGGCGCCTCTTCTCCACTAGGCGGCAGAGAGCGTCCACATCAGGTCGGTCATAGTCCAGTTCACGCGCGCGCAATGTCGCCCGGTAGTAGCGAAGCCGCCGGCCGTCATGAGTGTCCCACGCCCGAACTTGGACAGACCCTTCGACCACTTCAGTGGTGAGCGGATCCAAGCCCCAGTCGGCGACGAGTTCAGACCACACCCCAGTGGTCGGGTCGGCCTCGAGGGGTGGAGTGGTGAGGGTGCCTTCTCGGCCGTTCCATGCGACGCCTGGTTCCCAGCCTTGCGGATGGTTTCGTCGGGGCCGTGATCCTGCCGCTACCTCGTCAGCGAACGAGGCAGTTTCGTCGGTGTTTTCGGATTGAGTCGCCACGGATCTCCCATCCTCTCCGCTGCATTGCCCTAGAGATTGCCTCGGCGTTCCAGGACTGGTCGGCGAGGACTTCGTTGACTTCGCCACGGGTTTTTGTGTCCATGTTTTTGAGGAGGACACAGAGTCGACATTCGATTCCGGAGGTTCGGGTTTCTTCTCGGACGTCGTCGGCAAAGCTCATTTACGCCACCATGGTTTTCGGGTTGTCATGCGGTGCAGGACGATGTGGTCGTCAAGCCGGTCGGAAACAGTTTCGACTCTCTGGGCGGTGTCGTCAACCTTCTTCTCAATCCGGTCAAGTTTGCGCGAGTTCTCGGAGTGTTCGTCGGTGTTGATTCGACGGGTTTTCCGTGACTGCCAAATGACACCTAGGAAGGCGAGAAGTCCTGTGACGGACGCGGCAATGATGGGTTCCCACTGCATGACATGAACACCCCTGCCGGTTAGATGGTGGGGATGGCGTCGACGAACGCCTGGTCGGCTACCCAAACGGTTTGACCTTCGAAGACAAGCGTGTTGGCTCCACCTGGGATGAGGAACTGGCCGCCGGATGATTGGGTGATGACCCAAACCACGTTTTCGAGCTGCCCTGCTGGGATGTGCCATTTCCAGCCCAAGCCGGCGTCGGCCAAATAGATTTCGCCGGACTTGTCGCCTCGGAGTAGGTAACGTTTCATTTCGTCTTCCTCAGGGGTTGGAGTCGGGGGGATCGGTGTCTCATATGGTGGCCTAGCGATCTCGGCCATGCCACCACCATCGAACGGAAACCACAGGTCAGCGACTTTGGAGCCGCTGACATTGCCGTTTCGAGTCCATGCGCCAGAGTCGGTAAGGCCGATGATCATGGCGACGTGGTCGTATCCGCCTGGTGTGGATCCCCATTCGAAGGCGACGAGGTCGCCTGGTTGGGCGGTGCGAATGTCGGTGGAGTTGCGGCCCTGTCGGCGGTAGTCGTCGAAGCAGGCGGACACCCAGGCGTAGCGGATCGGGATTCCGCATTCAGTCAAAGCCATGGACTGGAACGCCATACACCAGGCCGTTCCTCGGCTTAGCGGATACCACGCCCATGTTTCGTCGCCACCATCACCAAGGCGCGCGCCTTCGAAGTCGAGAACCTGCTGAGCAGTCGTCACTGGACTTCCCGATCGTCAGGGTTTGGTTCGTCGGCTGGCGGCGCGAAGTAAGGAATAAGTCCAAGCGCGTCAGGATCCGGGATAGTCGGTTCGGTGTCAGACATTAGACCGGTGCGCCGTATGGGCCGATGTCTTCGACTGTAAATTGTGTGGTGGCGTTTGCTCCGTAGATTTTCAGCGTTCCTGTGCCTGCTGAGGCTTGCACGTCAAAGGTCAGAGTTGAGCTAGACGTTGCTGAATAAATTGAAACTGCGTTGTAGATTTGGTCGTTGATGTTTGAGTAGTTGTTTTCGATTCCAGACCAAAACCCGGTGCCACCGGCTCTCATCGTGAACGTATTGGCGGCACCTGTAGAGGTGTTGAGGTAGCGACACTGAAACGTACAGCGGTATCTCCTGTTGTTGACTACAGAGACAGAGCCGGTGATGTTTGTGATTGTTGCCGGAGTTCCGGTGAAGTCGCGAGTGTTCACAGTGTCTTGGGCGTACAACTGCACGCCCCAGGGGGCGTTCCAGCCTGGACCTTTACGCCAGGAAGTCCCGTTGTAGGTGTAGAGGCCTTCGCTGCTGTCGTTAGAGCGGATGTAGGCAACCATGCCGTCTTCGGGAGCTGTGATCGCAACATCGCGCGCGCCATTAGAAACAAACGACATCACGGACTGCTCCATGAGGAAATTATTGACGTCTGAAGCTGTGAGAACTGTTGCTGTGAAGTTTTTGAAACCGGACCCCATGGGTGTCTCCTAATAGCCGAGGATATTGGTGTCGAGGACTCCTAGTGTTGCCGAGTCCAAAACAAATGGCGCGTTTTGCAATGTCGGATCTGTGTTGAAGGTTACAACCCAACTGTCGCGTGTGATCGAGTGTTTGATGCCTTCAATGATGAGAGATTTTGTGATTTGAGCGCCGACGTCTTGTGGCGTGCGTTCCACTGTGATCCGATCGCCGATGTCCAAGGTGACACAGGGCGACTGGTAGGCGGCATCTCTGCGAACATTGACTGACATCTGGTCGATTCGCATTTGCGGCTCTTTGGACCGGTTGAGTTTGTAGATAGCAGCGTTGGCGGTGTAGTAGGCGTCGTCGGCAATGAAGTTGTCAATGTTGAGGGTTCGTTTGAAATATTTGCCTTGACTGGTGCTGTCGGATTCGGTGTAACTGGTGCCGTTGGGTTGGGTAACGGTAATTTCGTTGAAGATATAACGGTCATCGTAGGTGAGGACGATGTCGGCGTATTTGATCTCTCCGACGCCAGGGTTGTCGGAGAAGGTGGCTTGAGATGTGATGAAGTTTCCGAAGGCTTCAGCGTTTCGGTCGATGAACCGGATTTTGCCGTCAACTGACATGAAGACTCTTCCTTGTTCGGCGGTTTCCACTTCCTTCAAGGCGTCTAAAAGTCCTTTGCCGGTGGTCTGTATTCCTTGGACTGTTGTGTCTCCGGTGTTGAGGTCGAGGCCGTCTGTCATCCAGTCGGCAAGGTCGGCGAGGTAGGCGATTCTTTGATCTGTTCGTTCCCCTGTGCGAGCTTTGCCTGAGCCTGCCTGATAGCGACTGATCGCTTCTGCTTCGCTGAGCTGTTTTTTGTAGATGTTGACTTCTTGGATGGAACCTTTGAAATAGTTGGGAAAGTTGTTTGTAGCGGTCAGACTTTTCGCAAATGGAAATCCAATGGTCATCCATGTTTGGCCTGCTCTGAAAGAGTCAGAGAAGGAACTTGAGACTGTCGCTTCGATCCCGTCGACATAGAGGTGGTGTTCGATATTTATTGGGGATGGATCTGCGACGAAGGTCATCATGATGTGATGGGGTCGGCCGTCGTTGACTGTTACTTGGGCATTTTTGGTGACGACTGTTCCTGTGCTTCCTTCGTTTCCAAATTGGCCGACAATGGTGGCGTTTCCTCCGGCCACGACCATTCCAAGGCCGCCTCCCCAGAAGATGTCTCCGTGGTTCCAGATGCCGTAGTTGCCGGTGGTGGATTCTGTGGTTTGGATCCACATTTCGACAGACCAACGAGTCGCTACGTTTAAAGGGAAATCATCGAATCTTCCGAGAGGGTCGAAGGCTTGGATGAATCGTTGCCCATCGAATGAGGATGATGTGGCCGGGTAGTCAACAATCAAATTCGGCCCTGGGACACAGAAAGATGGCGCGCCTCCTCCTGCTGAGGACATCCACTGGGCGGAAGTTGCTGTCCATGCGGCGACTTCGAAGACGTAGAAACTTCCGGAGAAGTCTCGGAGGGGGTACCAGGCGTCGGGGGCGGCGTCGAAGGTGGTGGTGTAAAGAAAATAGGAGGGGAGTTTGAATTCGTTGAGGACTTTAAAGGCGTCGGAGGCGGTGACAGCCACTGTCGACTCGTTCGGATACGAATAAGACTGGGGCCACTGTTCAATGAATCCGAAGAAGATGGAGCGGATGGTGCCACCGGATGGGGTCACTCGGATTCGAATAGGGCGAAGTGGTGTGAGTTTCCCGTAGTAGGTGCCGGCGCTGTTTTCTGGGTCGAAGAGTCGGGTTCGGTTGTCGAGAAGTACCTGGCAGGAACCGGCCGAGTAGGCGTCGAGTTCGGAGGAGCGGCCACGCGAGGTGGAGACTTCTCGGACGTGTTCGGTGATGTCGGTCCAGGTGATGTCGGTGAGGTTGCCGCCGATAGGGACTCGGCCGGAGCCGGCTGTGGTGGAGAAACCAACCTCGACTGTCAAAGCCATTCCGTCAAAAAGGATTTCACTCATGAACGCCAGCCTGGTCCGGAGCGGCGTTCGTAGCTTGAGATGGCTTCGACGATGGTTTGTCCGATGGCGGCTTTGTCGGCAGTTGGTGAGACGTTGACGTTGATGGTCACATTTCCTCCGCCACCACTGCCCATGCTGCCGCCAGCGTTGGAGAGGAGAGCTTTGTTGGTGGAGAAGGCGTCGACGATCTTTCCGTATCCGGAGGGGACGAACAGTTCTGGGCCTTTCTCGCCGACAATGTATGGGCTGCCAGCATCGACTGAGCCGCCGGTCCACATTTCACCAAACAGGGCAGTGAATTCGCCGGCTGTAAGGATGATCCCTTGGGCCTGTAATTGTTGAATGAGTTTGCTTTTTGCGTTTGAGAGGGAAACTTCGGCTTCGATGCGAATTTTGATTTGCGGATTTTGAAGGCCCAGAAGGAACAGCTGCAAAGACATGTCTTCGATACGTTTCCGCAATGGACTATCTGGAGCCAAAGTAGCAGCCAAGTCTTTCAACTTTTGCGACTGGATCATGTGGCCTTCGCCTGCCGCCAAAGTCTTCTTCTCGAGGGCTGCTTGGGCTTCAGCGGCGGCAGCAGCGGCTTCCGCTTCCTTCAACATGGCTTTCTCCAAAGCCAACTCTTTTTTGGTGCGCTCGTCGGCTGTCAAACCACCATCGCTGAGAGCTTTGTTGTATTCGGCCAAAGCCTCTCGAGTAGCGATCTGGGCTTCTGTGTTGCTGATGTTGAGGTCGTACAGGTCTTTCAACTTGTCGTACTGGGTTTCCATTGCTTTAGAGGCTGCATCGACTTCAGCAGCTAGATCCGCTTGGGCGGTGGCCTGCTCTTCAGACAATCCGGCTTCAATGCCTTTCTGAATGTTGAGTTGCCGGATGACTTCCTGCTGCTGGTTGTAGGCGTCGATACCGTTGTAAAGAGTTTCAATCAGGCCCATATCGGCGGCTTCAGTTTCGAGGAGGCGCGCGATCAGTTCGTTTTGAGTGCCACCAGCTTCTCGGATGGCGTCGATTCGGTCTTGTGCTGCTTCAGTTCCATACTCAAGTTGTGTTCTCAGTGCAGCCTCGACGTCTCCTTGCTTCACAAGTGAGTCGCGATTGTCGTCGAGGACGTCGGTGAACTGAGAGACGGAGACGCCTGCTTTGTTGAGATTGTCGATTTGGTTTTTGGATTGAAGGATGGCGCCAACGGTTGTTTGAGTGTTGGCCGTCATTGCCCCATTGAGTTCATTGAAGGTGGGGATGAGGGCGTCGATGTCTTTTTTCACTGCCGCTTGTTCGTCGGCGTAGGATTTGTAGGCGAGTCCACCAACTACGGCTGCTCCTGCGACCACTAACAAGGCCGGCCCAAGAAGAGATGCTCCACCAGCGGCAGCGGCAGCGGTTGATCCGGCAGCCTGTGTGGAAATGTTCATGGAGGCGATGGCGGTGTTTGTTGTGACTGCTTTGGTTGCCGTGTCAAGAATCGCTGTTCCAGCGGTTTTGATTGCTGAAGTTGCTAGCGAGAAAGACGCCACCAGTTTCGGGCCGATAAGCGCCATGCCGGTCAAACCGATCAGACCTGTTTGAACTGGTCCTGGAAGGGCGGTGAATGCTTCGGCGACGAGGGTGACGGTTTTTTGGATTTGGGTGTAGACGGGTAGAAGTGATTTGCCGAGTCTTGCAGAGGCGTCTTCCATGGCTGCTGCTGCTCGTTGCTGCTGGCCTTGGGCTGTGTCCGCTTCCCTGCCGAACTGTCCCTGGGCGAATGTTGAGCGTTCCGTGATAAGTGCGAGAGTGGCTTGGCCTTTGGCGTATGCACTGACAGACGACTCGGATTCTGCCAAGCCCATCGAAACGGCTTTGGCACTGATCTCGGAAGCCTTCAAAGCGATACCGAAACGCTCGAGGGGATCGAACTCGCCTCGAAGAGCAGATCCCAAAGCCGAGACAGCGTCGTTGGTGTTGCCGCCAAGAGTGGCCGCCAAATCGGCGCCAGTTTTCGTCAGGAAGACAGACTGCTTTGCTGCCTCTTCTGCTGAAAGCCCGGCACCCTTCAAAGAAGCGCCGAGACGTGAGGTCAGCGAACGAGCAGCGTTCTCCGACAAACCGACTAGGTCGGCGGCGCCTTTTGCGAATTCGTTG